TTAAACCCCTAATAGCTTACAAGTGTAAGGTTTAATCCTTAATCTTTATACATTTTAAATAACTCCACTAATAACTTTTTATAATCCTCAACCTCTTCTTTAGAAAAATCACTACCTGGGTAATTTTCCGAAACATATTTATCTATGTGAGATTTACTTACTTCGATAGGTTGTATAAGTGATTTGTATAATAAATCATTACCAAAACCATAAACTTCAGCACAAATTAATAAACTGAAAATATCTTCTAAATCATATGAAACTTTACTCATTATAATCTACTTCTTTTTTGAAATCTTTAATATAATTACTTAAAACTAAACAACTCTCATACTCTTCTATTTCTTCATAATGAGAGATCATATCATTTACTAAGTTAACTAATGTTGATGGTTCTATTGTATTTGAAACCATAACCATCATACAATTATCATATACTTCTTTATGTGACATCATAATTTCTATATTATTTTCAGTGTCACTATAAAAGTCTGGGTTCATACGAGTAAGGTTATAATTCATAAAATCACTTAATATTTCTAAGTTATCTTCAGACTTTAAGAAGTCTTTAAAGTTATTAGTGATCAATGATATTGAATTATGTGGTTCGTGATCTACTTTTTCATCTAAACCAAACCATGAATCTTCCATACGTGGAACAGCATCAAAAGATATTATTTGCCTTACTTTCACAACATCTTCTTCAAGATAACCAAGTATTCTTGGTCTGAAAACATATTCATTAATATTTTCAGATATTAATTTAGAGAGGGAATTATCTATTATCTCAACATCACCCATTAAAGAATCGTTAACTACCCTTATATTCTTAACAATATGTGTAGAATTACTTAAGCAAAAAACTCTATCTTGTCCTATTTGACCATAAAATTCTTGGTCTAAATCAACATTTTCGAATGATGATTGTGTGTATTTTCTATTATTTAAATTCTTTATATTAAATTTTAATAACTCAACGGTTATTTCCATAATTTAATCTTTATTTTATAGTACTTTTAGGGTTAAATAAGGGATTTGTTTATTATATTACATAGTTAATATATAACTAAAATCGACCTATTTAACTTGAAAAGGATTTTAAACATATTATTAATAATTTCTATTTTATTTACCTCATCATGTGGAGTATTTAAAGATAGTGAAATTGATGAAGATCTTGGTAAAGGTTTTAGTGATATATCATCACCGAACGGATTTAGCAGTGGAAATGAAGCTAAGGATGAAAAAGAAATATCCTTTATTAAAAGAGAGATATCAGTTGTTAGTAGTAGAAACGTTCCAAAAGATGGAGCTCCTTTCAGAGATGTTGAGGGAATAGATGTTGATGTTGATGTTGAACCAACTTCAAATGTATATGTTAATACTGAAAATTTAAATATAACTGATAATACTTCTGATACTTCTAATAATTCATCGAAAGGAACTATCGCTTATTCTGTACCAAAAGAAATGCAAGTAGGTGAATCATATCAAGTAAAGTTAAGAATAACAAAGGAAAAGGGTAAGGAGATCAATAAAACTCTTATAATAGGGGAAAGAGAGATACCTATAGCTGACTCAGACATACAATCTAAAGTAACAATTGAACATATTAGGGTGGAAAGGTCAATGAAAGCATCACTCATATCAGAAGATGAATCATTTAATATCACACCACTGAATACTGAGAATCAAATATTAGAAGATGAAAGTTATACTGAATGGGGATGGATCGTTTCTCCACTTGAAAGTGGTAAACATTATTTAAAACTGATAATCAAAATTAAAATTGAGATAGAAGGGGAATCAAGTTATAAAGATATAGTCGTATTTGATAAAAATATAGAAGTTAAATCAAACTTGAAATATGGTATTAAGAGTTGGTTTTCTAGCTATTGGCAATGGTTGCTTTCTTCTATTATAATTCCATTAGTTATCTTTTTATATAAGAAAAGAAAGGATAAAAAAAAGGAACAATAATACTATTATTCCTTTTTCTTTTTATCTTTATTTAAACCCCATACTGAAATCATTATAAATCCTATACCACCGACATATAAAATAGGATGAGGTTCGATACGATTAATTGCTAATAAAATAGAAGTAAAAAAACACGATACAGATAAAAATGAGAATATTTTAAATATCTTCATTATTACTTATAAACATAATGTTGAGAATTTTTAGACATTTCCAAAAATAGACATGAAGGTTTATATCTTTTTATTTTACCAGTGTGTCTATCAATAGAAAATTTAATAGATATACTATGACTTATATCTAATAATCTAGAAGCTTTATCCGCATATTTAATTATTTCCCCATAATAACTATAATCTCTCCTATTGAGACTTATTTCATACTTCCCATTAGGTTTAATTTTTATTCTACTTTTACTAAAATATCTTGTTTTACTCATACCTCATTCCTTTTTTCTTCGATAAGGTTTTTCAGTTCCCTTACCATATCATTATCTCGTTCTTTAACTGCTTTCTTTAATTCAATTTCTAATTCATCAATAACCTCTAGAAGTCTAATTCTTTTAAACTCAGAAATATGATCTTCTAAAGCTACTGTGAGACCTTGTCCTTGATTCCCAAGTCTTATTAACCCCATTCTAATTAAGGAGTCTAATGAACCTTTAAAATCACCCTCTGTGAGAGATGATAAAGATAGTAAATCTTTATATTTAATCCAAAAATTACGCGGATCACTATCCATTGTGAGGATAGATAATATAGTTATCTCTTCTGATGAAAGTTCATCTTTTTTATTTTTCCAATTTATTCCCATATCTTTATATATTATCTTATTCGTCTCTAGGATCTTTAAAAGTATCATCTTCATAATCCTTAAAACGATTTTTAATTTTATCGCGTAATTTCTTAATTTTTACAATAGTTACTATAATAAAAACAACTATTATAGTTGCAAAAATAGTTAAAAGGTTATAATCTGTTATTGTGTCCATATTATTTTTATTATTGATCAAATTATTATATTAATAAGTATATATCATGATGTTACATTTTTAGAAATTTTACCTGATACTTTTTTTTCTAATTTCTCATTAAGATCTTCCATCTTTTTTCCTAGAAAAGAAAGATCCCCTGATTTTAAAAATGTACGTAATTTCCATTTGAAATCAAGATTTGAAACTGATGTATCATTTATAAACTGTATAATAATCTTTTCCCTTTTGTTCACTTTTACTTTTTATTTAAAATAGGATTAAAATTTAAGAAACCAAAAAGAACCCCCTAATTAATTAGAGGGTTCAATGTACCACGCAAAAGGATTAAATACAACAATCCTCTATTTTTATTCTGTGCTATTCACTAGAAAGCGTGGGTTTATCTTTAATTTTATATTAACCTTTAGATCTTATCAAATTTAAAATATCACTTAATTTCCCTTCTATTTCTTTGATATCATCTTTTGATAAAGGATCATCGAAATATTTATTTAACTCTTAAGTCATATCACTACCATGAGTGGGAGATCCCAAATCATTAGAAGTTCCCCAACAAGAAACAATAAAAGATATAGATTCGATTATTTCTTTTTGTTCATCACTGGGTTTATTGTTTAGTTTGTTATCCATAATTTGTTTATTTTAAAATCTCTTTAATCATTTCTTCATCGTTAGTTATATTTACTTTATAACATTCACTATTTTCATTATAATACCGTATAGAGTATGATCTAAGGTAATCTATCATATTATTATATACAAACCATTTATCGGAAAGAAGGTTATCAAAATTATCTATATGACTATAACCCTTATTGGAAGGTTTACCATCTAAATATTCTTTAGATATTTTTTCCAAGAGTATTATATAATTCCTAAGAGAAGATATATCATTTTCATTATTATTAAATGAAAGTTTAATATTATGAGAACCAAATTCACCATCTGTTTCTATTAATAGAACATACACGTTTTGAGGTTTCTTATACCTAACTTTATTTCCTATAATAATATTCATCTTATTTATTTTTAAATATTAATGTTTGATCATGTTTAAAATCAGGAGATGATTTAACTTCTTTGATTTCCCTTTCTGAAATATTATAACGTCCACCATTTTTTAAATTAAATGACATACGTGATCTAGGAACAAAAAGTTTATTTTTATATACAAACATACCTTCTTTCACAGTAATAGAAAACCCACTTTTAACTTTTACAAAAATATCAAGAATCCAACAATGAGAAAACCTACCTATTTGACCTGGTGATGAGATTACAAACCCCGATACATTACCAAAATCATCCTCAGTCCCTACTATGATCTTACCAGAAATTTTTGATCGATATATTTTATATCCTTTCACATCATCAATTTTAATGATAAAAGAACAATACCAATACTAAAAAATATAAAAGAGATTACATAAAAAACCATAGAAAAAAGGGAATATGTTCTCCTATAAGCTTTTAAATCTTCTATTGACTTATTCTTATACTTTTTTTCCCTATGATCTTTTAAACCTTCTGATAATTTATTCTTATACTTTTTCATCTGATTTTATTATTTTCTCACATTCTTGTTCTAACTCTTCGACCCACTTTAAACATAATACAGAAATATCAATACTTAATTTTTTAGGTATTTTTATTTCGGATCTACGTTCATTTTTCCATAAACCTAGAAAAGAAGTTGTTATTTTTCTTTCAATCATAGTGGAGCTACTTCTTACTTTAGGGTGTTGAGTATCATTATATTCAAGAAATTTAAGAAACTCTTTTAGGTCTTTTATATCATTTTCTATTTCTTGAACCCTTTTAATCTTTTCTTGTCTTGTCATTTTTATACTTAATTGTTGGTTATTTATTTTCACTTACCTTGAACTCTATCTTCTTTAGGAATAGAAGGGATAACCCTTTTTTTAACATCCTTTACCTTTTGGGATTCTTTATATTCTTCGAGTTTAACTTTAGCAAACTCATCAAGAATAGAACCTAGTCCTTTTCCGTTAACTCGATCTTTACCATATTTTCCATCTAAAAATTGTTTTCCGTTCATGTGTTAATTTTAATTAATTTATAAAAAATGGGAGGATTATAATAACCCTCCCATTTATCTTATTGACCTACTATGACAATAGTGAGTTCTTAATTCGGTTGATACTTTCATCCTTTCCAAGAATAACCATTGTAGTCATAAGATCTGGACCTGATACTCCACCAGTTAGAGCTTGTCTAAGACCCGGCATTACCTTTCCAAATCGATAACCTTTCTCTTTTACAGTTAATTTGTAAATGAGATCTTTAATTGGTTGACCTTCTTTAAAGTTTAACCCTTCGTTTTCAAGGTGAAAATCAAAGTTTGAGAATACATTTCTAAACTCATCATTAAACTTAGAAACATCAGTATAATTTTCAATTGGTTTTAAGAAGATATCAATAATAGTTGAGAGATCTTTTCTAAAAACAGCTCTTTCTTTAGCTAAATCTAGAACCATTTCTAACTTTTCAGTACCCCATTCTGAAACTTCTTCAGATGTAAATACATCAGAGATACTTAGTTTATTCACATATTGTGAGTTAAACCAATTTAATTTCTTAATATCAAATCGACATCCTGCTTTTGATACTCTATTCATATCAAAATCTTCAATCATTTCATCCATTGAAAGGATTTCTTTATCGTTAGTTGGTGTCCAGCCAAGTAAAGCAAGGAAGTTAACAAATGCGTCAGACTCATAACCTTGTTCGTCATAACCTAACATATTCACGAGGTTACCTTTCTTATCTTCAACATCACATGTCAAAGGAAATACAGAGAAACCGTTAGTAATACCACTTCGTTTGGAAAGTTTACCTTTACCATTTGGGTTTAAAATTAATGGTAGGTGAGCAAATGTTGGTCGATCAAGTCCAAGAGCGTCATATAACATACAGTGTAGGCTTACACTAGGTAACCATTCTTCACCTCTAATTACATGAGTGATACCCATTTCATAATCATCAACAATGTTAGCCATATGGTATGTAGGAATCCCATTCTTTTTCAAAAGAACTTTATCATCCATAACATTTGATTGAAGTTTAACTCTTCCACGAATCATATCATCAACTTCAATGATTTCATCCTTTGGACAGTTAAATCGAATAACATATGGAGTCCCATTTTCTAACAATTCGTTTACTTCATCTTCTGATAGTGTGAATGAATTTTTCATATTCATTCTACTTTTTCGGTTGTAGGCAAAGTTCTTAACACCGTTTTCTTTCAACTCAGCTCGATAAGCGTCCAATTCTTCGGGTGTATCAAATGCGTAATATGCATCTCCCGAGTCAATTAGTTGTTTGATATATTTATCATAGATACCTGCTTCAGATCTTTCTGATTGTCTATAAAGACCAATATCTTCATTTGGATTCCAAGGAGATTCATCAACACTTATACCAACCCATTCCATAGATCTTTGGATGTAATCTTCTGCTCCTTCTACAAAACGTTTTTGGTCAGTGTCTTCAATCCTTAGAAGAAAATCACCGTTGTTTTGTTTTGCGAATAAGTAACAGATTAGAGCCGTCCTCAGTCCCCCTAAATGTAAATTTCCAGTAGGAGAAGGTGCAAAACGAGTTCTTACTTTTTTATCAGTTTTTAAAGTTTGATTTGTTTTTGACATATATTATTTAGTTTTTAATTTTTGGTTATATGTGTAAATATAGAGATAATAAATCGATTGACCAAACAAATTTATATTTTTCTTCGATTTATTTTTCACCATTTCTTCTTATTTTTCTTTCGTATCTTATTTAATTTCCAATCCCTTATTTCATATTTTTCAACTTCATGAGTGTTACCTTCTAAATAATCATACCTATAATTTGTAATGGTTATATATATGAAAATTATTAAGAAATAAATATAAGGTAAAAATAAATACTTAAAAATGACGCTAATAGCTATAAAGATAGAATAAATTACAATCATAGAAGATATTTCAATAAAGTTTTCTTTGATTTTTTCTAACTTAAAAATAAGTAAACCATCAGAGGTAAATATTATGAAAGAATAACATATAGATAAAAATACTGAGGTTGAAATTGTCAGAGGATTAACTTCTACACTTAAACTAAGTAAGGGGACAAAGAATATAAATGATAAAAAAAGGTTAAAGAATATCACATTCTTCTTAAATGAATATTTAAAGAAAGGATATTTTTTCTTTAAAATTTTTATCCTTATTTCCTTATCAGACATCTTTATTATTCTTTTTATGATCAATATATTTCTTCTCATCAGAAATAATAACTGTGTTATCCGAGAGTATGATAAAACCCTTATCTTTCAATTCATCTAACCTTTCTTCTATCTCTACCTCTTTTTTAGTTTTTAACTCACCATCTTTTTTAGAATCATAAACCTTAACTTTAACATCACCATGATAAAGATCTATTTCGTGGTTATTCATTTTGTCAATAATTGGACCAATATCTCCATTAAAATCTTCATTACCTTCTAAATCTTCCCATATAGTCAATTTGTTTAAATATGAATCAACTTTATGTTTTCCACCATTATACTCAAAGGTAGCAGTGTAGTATCTTTTATTATCTTCATCGATAAAGTAAATCCTAGATTCTTCCTCTTTAGTGTCTGCTGATTTATCAATTTTTTCAAGGTCAACCTTTTCTTCTTTGATCAGAGGGTTTTTTGATATAATATTTTCTATTTTACCTTTGAATAAATCCCATTCAGAAGGTATATCATGGACTCTTGTTTCAATTGGTTTTTCTTTATAGAATTTATAAACCCCTATTTTAGTAGATACCATTATAAAGTCTCCATCAGATTCTTTTTCTTTGAACCCTAGATCCTTTAAGAATTCAGACATAGCTAGTTTCATATATTTGTCATCTAAGTGAGCGATAAGGTCATTCCCTTTTTTAGATAATATTCTATCTAACCGAGAACCTATATTAGTTTTAGAACCAGGTGATAATCCAGATTTTCCCATATTTTTTTAGTTTAATGTAATTTTGCTAGATGAGTCCACAGTGATAAATATAGTGAATATAGCTCCAAGAACATAATTTAATGATATTAAAAATAAAAATACAAAAAGTGTATCTACTATTTTATTTATCAAATCAAAGAGTCTCATCATTAGTTATTTTAAAGTAATAATAGTTATCTTTTTTATAAAATCAAAATAAAAAACTTTTTAAAACCAAATATCCTAAATCCATACTTTTATATTTATATATACTATAAGAAATACTAACCAAAACCGATATTTATTGGTTTTATAATATAATATATAAGTATATAAAAAAAGAAAACTATAGATATGCCAGAAGTACAAATAGGAAGCTTTGGAAGACCAGGTATCTACATTAGAGAATTCGGTGACAGTGTTATCGAAACACCTATTGTTGAGGGAATCCAAAATGCGGTTCTTGGTTTTGCTAAGAAAGGACCTTTCAATACACCAGTTGTGATAAATAACCAAACAGATTTAGAATCTATATTTGGTCCAATTGATAGAAGGTTAGAGAGAAAAGGATCTTTCTTCCATAGAACTATATCTAAACTACTAGAATCAAACCCAGTAGTAGCAATAAATTTACTTTTAACAGATGATAACTTAGATACATTAGAATATCAAAGTTTTTCAACTTCAACGAAGAATTTCAATTATGTTAAAAAAGATGGACCATATTCAAGGTTCTTTGATAGATCAGGTTTTTGGAAAAAAGATACAGATTCATTCAATACATTAGCAAATGAAGATCCAAATGCTGATGAAAGAATATTAAACTTTACTAATATGGGTGAGAAACCTATTTCAGTATTCGTATTTAAATCAACTCAAACGGGATTTGATGTAGATATGATTTCTTGGTACGGAAGTCCAGATGATATTCCTTTATTTGTATATCCAACAGATTATGTTTCAGATTATATGGTTGATGTTGTAGTTTTATCAGGTGACTGGACAGACTATCAACAATTAGCTGTTGATTCTAGATGGGGTAATTACTTTAACTCATCAGGTTTAATTAAATCGGAAGTTTTAAATTTCATAAATGATCCAGCATCAAGTGTGTTATCTTATTACCAAGGACTTAGTTTAATACCTTATTTTAGAGATGCAAATGGTAGAGATATATTTATAGAAAATGTTATAAATAGAGATACAGATAAGAATGGATTATTTTGTGGATATGATATTGATGCTGTTCAAGATACAGATTACCCAACAGGTTTAATTGACCTTATTGGTAACAACTTGATCGCAACAACCCAAAGAGATATGCCAGAGGAAGTTAATTTCTTATCTTATAAAGATGTTGTAACAGATAATGTTACATTTGAAACAAAACTTTTAGATACTCCAGGGAATGTAATTTCTTATGGTAGTTTATATAAAGGTGGTACACCTTCAAACCCATCACTTGATAGGTCAGCATTTTATGCTGAAAATCATGTATATGATGTTACAGAAAACTCTGGTTTAACAACCGGTTTTGGTGCAACAAGTGGTGTTCCAACCTTATCAACAGATATCACACTTGAATATCAAGTTGGTCCTGATGCTTACGCTGTTATAGGTGGTCAAGTACTTGAATTGGAAACTACGGCAACATTCTCAATTGACCCATCAGATTATGTTGACGCTGATGATGGAGCTAATATTGAAGATGCAACTCCATATAAATCAACAGTAGTTGTGGATAACACAGGAACTATTAAGATGATCAACAACATGACAAATGATGATAACCCAACAGTTGCTACAACAGATATTGTTTTAGGATATGTAGATTTTTCGGTTATAAAAATCGGTCTTACTAATTCTATTGTAGATGAAAGAACAAAACTTACAAATGTTAGTGTTGATTCTTCTGGTTTTGTTGAACTTCAAGAAAGTGTTGACTTTACTGTAACCTTTAATGGTGGTGAAATAACATGGGAATTTTTAGGTACTGCTCAAGCAGCAGACCCTAATGAATATGAGATATATAGAATATTTAAATTATTTAATAACTTACTTAATTTATTAGGTGGTCCAAATAAAGGTGAAGCGACACTAATCATAGATGGTAATATTAAAGCTTCTTTAGATACTATGAGCGTTACGGATATTGAAACTCTAACTTCTGTAAATAAAGAGTTTACTCTTGTAACAGGACTTGTTGAAACTGATATGACAGACCTTGGAGGTAATACATCAGGTACATATAACTTATTAGTGTATGTAAAGGATGACGAGTTCATATTAGGTACAGATTCGTTAATTACAACTAATCAATTACCAACAACAACTCAAGGTATCGTAGCTAAATATTCAGATTTTTATGATAAGTATAGAGATGGTATTATTAATACGAAAGACTTTTTCTATAAGAATATGATAGCAACAGAATATGATGTTGACTTTGTAGACTTTAATGGACAAGATTATATCGTATTTGAAGATACAACTGGAATAAACCCTATCGGATTTAATACAAATGATAGAGTTATTATACCAGATTCAGAGTTTAATTCAGATGTATTCACAATTACAAATAATTCAAACTTTATAAATGGTCTAGTAACAGGTGGTGTTTATACATCTCCTACTGATAGATACGCATTTAGAGTTACTGAAAACGTAAGTGGATCAAGTAATGATATTAAAGAATCAATTAGTAATGTTGATAGAGTATGGGACGCAAATGACTTAGCTTATTTGAAGATGTACTTTGATAACAGTGGTATATTGAGTGTTGAATTCCAAGACCAATTACTACAATCAACAAGTCCTATTGATATAAACAATAATATTGAAATAACAGTAGTATCACAAAAGACTAATTTCCAACAAACAGTTGAGATTGAAGTTCCTGCGGGATACGTTCAAGTACCAAATAAGATACTTGTAAATGGACAAAGATTTACAGAAGTTAAGATAGGTGATTTCTTACTAGCTGATGTAGATGAGAGTCAATTAGAAGCTGATGAGGTAGCTAAAAGAATGACAAGAATTCTTTCTAAGAAAGTTTACCCAGCTAATACTGATCTTGTTGAAATAACAACAGATGCGTCTATTAAGAAATATGATTTTAATGGTGATCTTCAAACAACAAGATTTACAAGAATAGATGACTATATAACAGTTTATAAAGGATTCAGAATGAATGGATTCAAAGTTAGAGAAGCATCTATTCCAGATGGTACAGAAGAAAGACAAGATGATATCTTAAACATTGTTGAAAAAGGATCAAATATGTTTAAAGCTATTACTGATAAAAATGTGATTGATTTCAGATATTTAGTCGATTCATTTGGTAATGGTTTAACAGAAAATTCTAAACAACAACTTGTAGATATTTGTGGAGAAAGATTAGATTGTTTTGGTTTCATTAACATGCCAAGTATGAAACAATTTAAGAATTCAACTTCACCATCATTCGTTGATGATGAAGGAGTTCTACAAACAGAATTCATTAAACAAGGTGGTGACCCAGAAAGTAACCCAGCTTTCCTATACTCATTAGCAGAGGGAACGGGTGTTACAACAGTTGGTTATTTCGCACCTTACTTAACAGTGAATGATAACGGTAGACCATTGAGTTTCCCACCAGCAGCATACGTTGCAAGTACATACCTTAGAAAGTTTAATACAACACAAACTAATATAAGACCTTGGACTGTTTCAGCAGGTGTAACTAATGGTCAGATAACAGGTATCGCTGGTCTTGAGAAAGAATTTAACGGTGAAGATATTGAAAATCTAAATGAAATGAAAGTAAATCCAATAGTTTCTAAGAGAAATAGAGGATTTGTAATAGAGACTGAAAATACAGCTCAAACGTTCGTTAGATCAGCACTATCATTTATTCACGTAAGAGAGGTTCTTATCGAGATCGAGGAAGAATTAGCAGCAATGTTACTCAACTTCCAATGGAAGTTTAACACTCCAGAAGTTAGAGCTGAGATTAAGTTAAGAGCAGATGCTATTTGTGAAAAATACGTTAACCAAAATGGTTTATTCAACTTCTTTAACAAGATAGATTCAGAAAATAATACTGATGAGTTGATAGATAATCAAATTGGGGTATTAGATACATATCTTGAACCAGTTAAGGCTATGGGAATAATTGTTAATAACATTACAATCACAAGGACTGGTGGTATTGAATCTAGTGGATTTGCATAAAATTAAACCAACCTATAATGTTTTATCATTATAGACAAAGGGAACTATTAATAGTTCCCTTTTTTGTTTAAACACAATTAATTTATTTTACTATATATAGTAATGTTAAGTAGTGAATTTATATATGAATTTGAGAATAATAATAAGTCTGGAAAAATGACCAAGGAAAAATATATCATTAAAAATTATAATAAAGACTATGATCATATTATTAATTTTTGTGAAAATTTAGATATTCCATTTAAACAGAAAGTTTATCATACAGTTAATAAAATAAAAAGTTACTTATTATGTGAAAACCCACAGTGTGAAAATAAAGTTAAGTTTAAGAATTCAAAATTGGGTTACCTTTGATGATCCGCCGATCAGTGCTATTCAGTTTAGAATGTTGAATAAGAGTAAAGGTCCAGCGATGTGGTCGCCGAGAACGCAGAATGATAGAATGCATAAATATTGTAGTAATAAGTGTATAGGACTCGATCCAAAAGTTATTAAAAAAAGGAAGAGTCTAATATTAAAAAATATGGAACAAAACACGCTTCCTTAAATAAAGATATAAAAGAGTGTGATGTTAGAGAAGTTAAGGATAACCAAGTGGTAATAGATTTTTTGAATAATAATCATATTCAGGGGTACTCAAAAAGTAAAATAAAGATGGGATTATTTTATGAAGATGAATTAGTTTCTCTGATGACTTTTGGTGATATTAGAATTTTTATGGGAAGTAAAGACCAAGAAAAAAACAATTATGAACTTATAAGATTCTGTAATGAAAAAGGGGTAAATGTTATTGGAGGAGCATCAAGATTATTTAAGAATTTTTTAAGAAATTATAAACCCAATAAAGTCATATCATACTCTGATAATAGTTATTCAGATGGTAGATTATATAAGACATTAGGATTTGATATTAGTGAAAGTAAGGTTCACTTAAATTACCATTGGGTTATTAATAAGAAAAGGGAACACCGATATAAATATAGAAAGTCGGTTCTTGTTAAAATGGGATATGATTCTAATAAATCTGAAAAAGATATAATGTATGAAGATGTAGGAGCTTATAGGGTATGGGGTTGTGGTAATAAAAAATGGTTATATGTTAATAAACTTTAGTATTAATATAGTGGAAATATGAAATTTTCGAGTATGATCGAAACATTTGTACTAATATTATATAAGATTATTTTATTATAGACAAAGGAAACTAATAATACTATAATATAAAAACCATCTTATCAAAATAATATATAATCTGAAAAATAATATTATGATTGTGATCTATGGTTCATATAATACGTAAAAATACCCACAAATCTGATAATAGAAAATTCAGATTGTTCCTTTTTAAAAAGAAAATATCACATAATGTTTTCTTTAATAATAACTGTGAATATAATTTAGATGGCATCGATCAATTTGATATTAATAAATTATTTGGTATGTCATTTGGATTTCACCATAAAAATTCAGCAAGGTTTGGATGGAGGTGGTCGGAAGAAAATCAATCAATGGAAATATTAGCTTATGTTTATAGGAATGGTGAAAGAGTTAAGGAATGGGATGAGAATATAAAAATATGTAACTTAAAACCATTCGAAAGTGCTGAAATGTCAATTGATGTTAAAGATGATAATTTCGTATTTACTGTTAAAAAATTAAATCCATATTCTACTTATACAACAAAGATAAAACATGGTAATTTAAAATTATGGGGTTATTATCTAAATCCTTATTTTGGTGGTAATAGAGAATCTCCACATGATATGACTATAATGTTAAGTTAAAGAAACTTCCACTTTTTCAGGTTTTTTATTTTTTAGTATAACATCACATCTTTCCCTTCGTTGATAGAATTCTAAAAATTCTTTTTTATTGATTTGTTGAATTACATTATTAACATCATTAGATTCAGAATCCATATTTAATGTGGAATACTCACCATATGTTGTTTTAATGAAAAGTATGTTATTACTTTTAAATAAGTTTTCACTTGAAATAAACTTAATTTTTTTATTATGTGGTAATTTTTTTCTTAACCTCTTTCTTCTGTTGTATTGTTCCTCCATATCAGAAGTGATGACAAATCCCACATTCTGTATTTGTTTATTTTTAAAATAAAACCCACCCACATTCTGATAAAATTTACTTTGTAAGTTGTGTGAAAAACTAGTGTAAATCAATTCAATTTTATCTTCAAAGATTCCTTTAACCTTAGTACTATATAAGCAAAGCCCGGTTCTATTTTTTATTATATGAATAACTTGACATAATCTATCAAAATTAAATAAATCCTTATCAATTAGTATTCCCATTCTATCAAAAAGAACACTTAAATCAACACCAATACACTTTTCTATCTTATAAGTAAATTCACGAAAAAAGTAATCATCCATGAATGAACCTATATCAGTATCGAGAAGTTGATCTCTTGTGATATGGTAATCATCTAATAATATGTTTTCGATATGTTCAGATATATCTTGTAGTCTCATTTTTTAATCTAAAATAGATATTTTACACCATTTACCAAAACGAAAATTAAAATCTAACTTTATAATATAATATATACTTTAAGAAAAATAATTAACGATATGAAAATTCATAAAAAAATAGGTAATTTTTTAGAATCATTAAATGAAAATGTTTCATCTGAACTCGATTCTGAAACAATATTACACATACTAAATCTTAAAATAGATGAAAAGATAGATGAAATCGAAGATGAAAATTCTAGGACTATGGGAATTGGTATCGGTGAATCTAAAATCAGTATTCTTAATTGGGTGAAAGGTGTTATTAGTGATTTCGAAAAAACAAATGAATCTAATGATAAGGGTATGGAACAAAAAGAGAATGTAAACGAAAGTAATGAGCCAGATTATAGAGACTATTTCATGGGTAAATTAGAAGAATTCGAAGCTGATTCTCCAGCTGACCTTACTAAAGATCAATGGGAAGAAATCAACAGAGGATGGACTTCAGAAGATGAAGGAAATTATCATACTTTTTTCAGAAATAAAATGGAAGAATTTGGAGCTGATTCACCAGCTGATATGACTAAAGAAGTTTAGATCTTTCTATGAAAGATGAGAATCCAGAAGAATTATAATGAAAAAAAATAATAACAATATCAAAACATTTATTCAATTTAATGAGGGAAATGATCACGATTTCTTAGATCCAAAATTATGGTCAAAGATGAAATCAGTTATGGATGATATTGATTATGATATGTTAAAGTATGAAATCGGTTCGTCTTATTATGATGAAGATGATGATGATTTTGAAGATGAATTAGACTACTATGAATCACATACCCATTTTACAGAAGATGACTTAATAGAAGAAGTTACAAGTCGTATTAGAATGGGTTTAAATATTAAAGATATTGATAAATATAGACAAAGAATTGAAAACTATATAGAGAAATATATTTGAAAAGTTTAACAAAATGTAACTTAAATCCCTGATAATAGGGGAATAATGAGTTTTAATATATAATATATAAAATTAAGAAAGAAAAAATAATTAAAAAGATATGCCTTTACCACATTTCACCCAACTTCAATCAACTAATGTAAACTTTGAACCAGTTTATCCTTCGTTGTTTGAAATAACATTTGTTTTACCAACTTTACTTCAAGAAGAAGGAAGAGATCCTTTAGTGATGTTGGAAAATGCTACTAATGTAACTTTACCACTTACTCCAGACATTACACCTACAGAACAAAGATTCAAGTTCTCTACAAGAAGATATTTAACACTTCCTGAGAGCACACACATGGACTTTGATATTAACTTTAATTTAAATGTTAATGAAGATGGTGCTGTTTTTATTTGGAACACATTAAAGAGTTGGTATGATAAAGTATGGAACTCTCAGAACGGATCAACAATGTACAAAAGAGACCTTGTTGGTACAGTAGTAGTTAACCAACACGATAAAAAAGGTTTTGTTATAAGACGAGTAACATATCAAAATGCTCAGTTAATGGGTATTGGTGAAATAGCTCTAGATTGGACAAATAATACAAGTATTGTTGAGCCAGTTCAAGTTAACTTTACAGCTGATTACTGGACAGATGAGTACATTGATAATGACTTTGAAATCACACCTGATAACATACTTTAGAATTAAACTGGTAACAAAATGAAAAAAAACAGCATTATATCAGATTGGTTAGCCCAGAACGGTGACCCAGAAATAGACCAATTTGTAGAAAAAAACCTTGCCATTACCGAAAAAGTGAGGAATAAACTTATTTTAAAAGGATGGAACAATGGAGACTTAGCCAAAGCAATGGGTAAATCTCCTTCAGAAGTGTCCAAATGGCTTTCGGGTATGCATAATCTCACCTTAAAAAGCATCATAAAAATGGAGCGAGCTTTGGAAACAGAACTTATCCATTGTGAACCAATTAAAGAATTTGAATACTATAATATTAAATAATAATTATAAGTTCCCCATAGGATACGTTCTATGGGGTTTTTTTAATCCTTATTCTTATTTTTAATATTCTCTTTAGCTATATGAAACATTGTAACCTTTTTATCTGACATTCCAATTGGACACTTTTGGAAGTTATGGAAATTAAGTAATGTTTCATAATCTTTTATATTGTCGATATTGATAAATAACTTTCTTTTATTTGTAACAACTAAATTTTTCAAATCTTTTTTATCTAATATCTTAGGGAGTTTATTTAAACTAATAGAATGTTTTTTAAATAAAGAAATTACATTAGAATCTATTTTATTTTCTTTACCATCTAGTATTTGTGATAATCTTTTCTCTCTTTTAATTGATTTTAATGTATCCTCACTTTCCAATGTGTATGTTATGAGGGTATCCTTTTCACTTCTCATTTTCATTTTAGCAAAATGAAGAGCTTTATATGGTTTTGATAATTTACTTCCGCTTTTAACTACGTATAATTTCTCAGGTACTTTCATAGGAATTATATAAAATGGAATTATATTTGTTTATTTATTTATTTTAATAGAGGAAGAGGGTTAAATACTATATATAATAATATTAAAAAAATATCCTTAAAAATTATGGGCGACGATAATAAAAATAATAAACAAGACAAGAGTAACAGTAAGAAAGATGACTTTCTTAGAAGTTATATTGAAGAAACTGATGTGAACAATAAGTCTGAAAATGAAAAAGCTTTCAAAGACAATATTAAATCAGATAGTACTGAAAGAGCTTCGGAACTAGAATACTTCCATTTTGATACAAAAGATTTACCACTAGGAGCATTTTACCCTAATGGTACAAAGGTAATGGTAAGACCAGCTAAAGTTAAAGAGATCCAATCTTATTCAATGGTTGATGATGATAACTTTTACGACATTGTAGAAAAAATGAATGATATGATTGCATCATGTGTAAGAGTTAAATATGCTGATGGATCTATGGGATCTTATTTAGATATCAAAGATGGAGATAGATTCTATTTGATATTTTTAATTAGAGAGTTAACTTTCCAAAAAGGAAATGGACTTTTTGTAAAAGCTAAATGTTCATGTGGTGAAACTAATGAAATTGAATTAGGCAGAAAATCATTTGTTTTTCATGAAATGGATGGTGATTTAGAACCTTATTTTGATCAAGGTGAAAAAGTATTTTACTTTGAAACACGAAATGATGATGTGTTCACATTAGCTCCACCAAATATTGGAATTCAGAAGAGCTTTACAACTCACATTATTGAAGATTATAAAGAGAAAAATCCACCAAATATGAGCTTCTTGAAAGTAATACCATTTACACTTACTGACAGAAATAACATATCTAGTGAAGGTATTAAAAAGAAATTAAGAGATTATCAAAATTACAATATGGAATCTTTCCAATTCTTAAATGCGGCAGTAGATAAAATGAGGTTTGGTATCAAACAACTAAAAACAGTATGTTCTTCATGTAACACTGAAGTTTATACAGACATGGTGTTTCCCAGAGGAGCCTCAGGTATTTTCGTTGATGACAATTCCTTTGACAAGTTTATTAAAAAATAAGGTTTTAATGTATAAACACTATAATCTACAAGATTCAACAATAGACAATTGGGCATTTTGGATGTTTGAAGAGGTTGTGAAGATCATAAATGAGATTGTAGAAGAGGAAGATAAACAACAAAAGAAGCAAAAAGAAGAACAATCTTCTGGTATGGGTAACCTTAACCCATCTTCTTATATGAAGTCCATGAGTAGTATGGCAAATAAGTTTAAGTAACAATAACGAAATACTAGGCAACCTGTTAAGGATAGATAAATACAAAATAAAAAGAGAGATAGAATTAGTCTATCTCTCTTTTCTAATTAAATAATCTCCCATTTTTTATAAATTTAAAAATAAAATTTATTTAATATCTTTTTGTGTGACTGGTTTATCACATTTAGGACATTTAACATAGCCCACCTCATCGTTAGGAGATTATATCGCTGCTTTCAGTAATGAGTATGCAGGTATGTATTTCGGCTCTCCTGGAGCAGTCGAGGTAGAGGAAGACCCGATTCAGGAATAGATGTATAATCAAACTCATTTTTACAATTAGGACACACAGATATATTACCCATCTTTATTATCCTCTTATCGGTTCTATGTTAAAACCTAATTTTTCCTCTCTTATTTTAAAGTTTTTGGTTATTTCTGAATCAATAAAATCTTTGTTTTTATTAAACCTATCAATTCTTTCAGAGTCAGAATTTTTAATATCATAGTAGATCCCCTCCTCGTCATTTCTAAAATCCCATATACCACCGAGTTTTTCATACCCATGTTCGGATACTATTTCAAGAGCTAATCCTAGAGGGTGAAAAAATCTTCTATTAACTTCTTGTAGGTAACCTTTTTCTCTAAATTCTTTAATACCTATTCTTTTAATCTTGTCTGAGTCCATCTTTAATAATTTCTTTTGTATATGGATGTACCCTATCACCATTTTCGTTTTTTATAGTTTGTATTTCTAAATCCTCTGGAGTTTCCTTTTTAAGTGAGCCATCATTAAATACATTACGGAGGAAATTTAAATCATTTAAAATTTTACCATATTTATTACTAAATCTATCTCTACCCCATTCAGTGTATAGTTTTATATTCATGATAAACTTAGTTTGGTTAAGTATTTGATCTTTAAAATCATCTACTCCAAATTCTTCTTTCATACCAAATAAATAATGATAAATGTGATTGTCAGTGTTAAAGGACATCATGTCACAATCTCTAATTATTTTTTGTTGTATATTAAGTTCTACATCTTTGTGAGGAAATTGAGTTGATTCAATTATAGATATAACATTTTCTTGAAATTCTGTTTCTTCTTTACCAACTTCACCATCATTATATTCTACCCAAAAAGATTTAAAGCTTTCAATACTATTTGCGACATTCTCACTATCAGTCAACTTACCACCTGAATGGTTAACATCATGGAATAAGGAAGCGATACATAATTCTTCTTCTGCTTTACTATGTAAGACTTCATTTAATTGGTAGTAGTTTGATGCAGAATATGCACTATTAAATACTAACATTAAATGTTCCATATTGTGATATGGTAGAGTATTTGATTTTGAGTTAAGGGAAATATACTTAAATGCTTTCAAGTATAAATCATTAATTTTTAAGACATCTATTTTCATTATAATATAAGAGTTATTTTTTCTTTATATCATAACTGAGTTTCTTTGTTTAAAATAAAAAAGGTGAGTAGAAATACTCACCTTTTTGTACCGTTTTTATATATTTTATCTATTTGCTAGTTCTGTAGCTCTTGGTCGATCATATTCGTAACTATTTGATATAAACAAGTCACCATTATTATTCCGTAGAAATGCTCCATCGATCATAGTATCGAAATATGGTCTTTGGTAATTTGATTCATCAATTTTTGAGATCAATAGTCCTGTTTTTCTATTTTCATTTGGAGTAACAAATTCTTCTTTACAATCATATGATTGTCTGAACTTATGAACCATTCCTTTCTTTTTTGCCCATGACTTAAATAAAGCGATATCTTTGTCATTATTGGTATAGATTCTATCCATAAAAGAACCCTCAAAAACAGTTCCATCGTTAAATAAAATTTTAGAATCGTTCCAAATAAGTGCTCTACCTCTAACTTTTTTAGTTTCTTTATCAAAGAGAACTAACATAGAAATTTCATTTGGGTTATAAACATAAAAGTCAATTCGACCTTGGTAGTGATCATACCTTGCACAAGACCTAATCAGAGTACCAGTTCTTTTATGGTAGTTATCTTCAAGATAACATTCTCTAACTTTCTCACCAGTTACAACTTCGAAATATGCTCCTTTCAATTTTGGTTCTCCCACTTTTGAATAGTAATCATTTACGAAAACTTCGATATCTCTTTCAGAAAATTCTTCAATTCCATTAAGTTCAAATACTTTTTTCACAAAACGTCCAACCTTAATTTGATTTTTCTTGTTTCCAAATGGAATATCAAATGTGATTGTATCTTTTTTAGTCTTGTAAGCTTTAACATTTGTGAATGTCGAGACAATTCTTTTTCGTTTGTTGAGGTATAAAAGTTTTTTAGAAACCTTTGAGTTAATTTCTTCCAAAGTTTCAACCATAGTTTTGTTCATCTTTAGTTGAGTTTTACTTTGTGCATGTTTGATAACATCTTTGTGTAATCTCACATCTTTATTTCTTGAAAGAAAAAACTTTAGGTATCTACTTTGACCTTTATTAATGACAACAGAAGGTGTTTTACCTTCATACTTCCCACTTTTAAATTTATCAGATAATTTTAGTAATTTCATTAATTAAATATTTTTTGGTTATTTTTTAGTTCTGTAACAAAGATAAGAAAATATTTTAGATATACAATAGAATTTTAGCTTTTTTTAATCATTTGAACCTTCTATAGATAAAATAGAAGAATCAAAACAAATACTAGATAATTTAAAAGCTGAAAAGGAAGAAAGGGAAAAATCAGTTTCATATATTTATTTAGTTTTTTTAATAAGAAAAACCAAGTGTTAGGAATCGAACCCAAAAAACTCCGTTTCGATGAATTGCCATTAGTACTTATCAGCTAACAAGTTTAATTGTGGATTTGCACCACTACGCATAATTCCCAGCCATGCTGTTAGACATATCACCTATTTGTTACCACTCCAGAGTAACCACTTGGTTTTATTTAACAAATATACAATAAAAATATGAATAAACCATAAGTTTTTAAATCTTTTTACCCTTTAAATCATATAAATAAGACAAAATAACCACTACGTATGAAAGCTTTTTTAATATCCGATACCCATTTCGGTACTCGACCAATCGATTCTGATAAATGGTTAAGTATGATGGAAAATTACTTTTACGATTTCTTTATACCTCTAATCAAAGAAAAATACGAAGAAGGTGATGTTTTAATCCACTTAGGAGATCTATATGATAATAGATCTCAAATTCCGATAAATGTTTTAAACAGTGTAGATAAAATAATATCAGAGTTATCAGATATTTTACCTATTCACTTACTTATTGGAAACCATGATATTTATAACAAATCAACCAATGATGTAAACTCACCTAAGTCTTTGAGGTGGATACCCAATGTAAATATTTATGAAAAAACTCAAACAATTGAATTAGGTGGTAAAAATCTTACGATGATGCCATGGGTAGAAAGAAAAGTTGATCAAGTAAAACTTCTTAAAGAACATTCAGCAGATTACCTTTTTTGTCACTCAGATTTAAATGGGTGTAGAATGCACTTATCATCAGTAGCTTGGAAAAATAAAAATAAAATTGATATTGAATCATTTGCTAGTTATGAGAAAGTTTTCTCAGGACATATCCATATACGACAAGAAAACAAAAACTTTAAATTTATAGGATCTCCGTATCACTTAGATCGAAATGATATTGGAGATCAAAAAGGAGTTTATATTTTAGATATCGAAAGTGGTGATGAAGAATTTGTACCGAATGAGATATCCCCTCAATTTAAGAAAATTCAAATAATAAAAGAAGAAGATATAAGTAAAATCGATATTAAAGATTCTAAAAAGAATTACATTGACTTATCTATATCAAATACATTACTTATCAATAACCGAAAGTTAAGAAGGAAAATAGAGCAATTTTTAGAAGAGGGGAGTTTTGCTAGAGTTGATTATATCAATGATATGGTTAGTAAAGAAGAAGATGATAAGGATAATGTGAATGAAAATAAAAGTGAAGATATTGATTTGGATATGGATTTAGAATCAATTGATTTTGATGACTTTGGTAAAATAATTAAAAAGTATATCAAATCACAAAAATGGAAATCAGAAGATGTTAAAGATGGGGTTTTAAAAGAGTATGAGGAAATTATCAATACTTACAAAGATCAATATTAATACAGGTGTTGTTTAATTTTATATATATGGAACAAGATTATAAAAAAGTAACACAATATAATGAGCGATTCGCTGATTTTCTTCGATAAGAATGGTAATAACATAAACCTCAACTATAACGATAACATAAACAGATATGAGGGTAGGTTATTTTTTGATGAAAATTCTGATGATACTTTTAGAACTATCACCTTAAATACATTTGAAAGAATAGAAGCATTCGATTTTCGATTAAATGATGGTGAAAATGATGATTTATTTTTAAATAAATTTCAGTTGTTTAATGAGTTTGGTATAGATTATCAAGGAACTCCATTTCAAGAACAAAAAGTTGAACTTATTGAAGTAACAAATGAAGATCCTGATTTTTATAGTAAGTGGATATATGGGGAGAACTTTGAAGCTAAATTCCCAAAGGGAACAGAAATAAAATTCAATGAACCCGTAACGGAATTCAATACCCTTAACCAAACATATACTGTTGTTGGTTCTAAAAAGGGAGCTATTATGGTGATCTCTAATATGGATAATGATACATATGAATCAACATATAACGGTCTTACTTCAAGTGCATATAATGGTGTTACGATTGATGGTATAAACGCTATACAAATACGAAAATATGTCGATGGTGCTACCGAACCAAATTTATCAGAGTGGTCAGAACCATTCTTTTATGATAAAGTGTTTGAGGGTCAAAAATTATCTGTTGTTAATTCGGAAAATAATGATGGAGTATATACAGTTAAAGAAGAATTAGCAGATAACTCTAATTATACATATGAATCCGATGGAGATAATTTAGGTTTATCACAATCATTTATTGTTGAGTTAACATTACTTACCGATTTA